ATTTACGATATTCTTTATTTTTCTTGATTTCTGGTGGATACGGCTGAGCAATGAGTGGGATTTTATCTACTAATGAATAGCAGCTACCATAGGTAAACTCTGCTTTTCCATCCTTGTAGATGTTATTGTATTTGTGAAATATGTTTGGATCATTTACTAGCCAATCGTCACCATCTAGGAGCATTACAATAGAAGCAATCTTTACCTTCGATCTAATAGTATTTATTTGATTGTAAACAGCTCCCATATTTGTTTCATTGTTTATGACATTAAACTTACCACGAATGTTTTCAGGCAGAGAAGCTAGAGTCTTGTTGATTACATCTAGGGTATTGTCAGTAGACTTATCATTGATAATATGCATATTGTAATTGTTATAGTCCTGTTGCGCGACTGAAAGGATACAGTTTTTAATATACGCCGCAGAGTTATAAACAGGAGTTATAACCTGTATGTTTTTTTCAGGGTTTCTAGGATCCTGTGCTTCATCAGAGTTATAGAACCGGCGACCGAATACCTTACGCACTCTATGATTAATATGAGTTACCTTGCGGTAATCATCCAAAGGTAGGAATAGATTAAGCATCTTATAGAAGTGTTGTTTCCACTGCAAGGCAACTGTATCCCAGCCACAAATATCCTTTATTTGATTACAGGCATACATCTTCTGCTGATGTAGGTATCTGTCATTATAGGCTCTGACAACCATATCAGTAAACACGTCAACCTGATAATCGGTATTGATAAAGCGGAATAGATTATTAGGCTCAATGGCATGAGGGATTTTATAACAAGCAACATCGATAGCTGTTTCTTCCAAAGCACCAAAGCGGCAGGTTAGTAGAGGGGTATTATGAGCTAGAGCTTCAATACAAGAGATACCAGAAGTCTCAGGGAATGCTGCGGGATAAATCATAAATGAGGCATCAGCCATAATCTCAGCAATTTCACTCTGCTTAATAATGCCTGTGAAGTTTACATCTAGCTGAGTATTAAGTTTCTCAAGTTCGTGGAACTTCCTCTCTTGTTCATCAGGACCATGGTCATCGCGAAATTTGTAATACCCACCAATGATCTTAAGCTTTGCCTTTGGTAGTCTGTCTTTAACCTTTGGCCAAATTTTCTCAACGAGAGGGACCATACCTTTGCTTACTGAAGAATTATATACGAATAGATCCGGATCCTTCTTAGTGATATCTACCCAGTCAATATAGCGAATGATACCATTGCGTGTTTGGAAGATATAATTCTTCATGACTTCAAACATACGCTTATTACCATGGTCACAGTTACCAACGTAAGATGTATGGAAGTCAGATAGAGTGAATACTTCTGTTATCCTACCGTCGAGTAGGAATGGCTCGATGAACTGGTCACCATCACAGAAAGTATCATGCATCCAGAGCACTTTATGTTTTGCGGATTTCATAAAGTTTTCAAAGTTTGGTAGACGACCGAAAGACTTAAAGTTCTGGCCAATATTAGCAGGAGCAAATGCAGCTACAGAGCGAGAGGCTATAACAATATCATATCCTGATTCTTTTTCGATATCGGATAGTGGACGATACATGACATTATCATAAACTCCAGGTTTGCCCCCATCGTGGATACAGTCATTGAATACTGTAACATCAAAACCTATTTTGGAGAGTTCCCGAGACATCAGGATAACGGCAGATTCAGAACCTCCAAGACCTCTCTTAGAGAGAGTACTGCCATCATAGCAAAGACCAAGGGTATCAATTATCGCCAGTCTCATATCGGTTTCCTATAATATAAATAATAAGTATTATACAATGAGTATACTGTATTGGTGATTAAAAGTCAAGTTATATAACTTGATTATTTATATCGATATATATCGGATAGGAATGCCATATGGCTAGTAACACGGTCGTTCAAGTAAAACGCACGGCGATTTCAGGTCGCCCAGCGAATACGACAACGATCCCCAATCCCGGCGAATTAGCACTCAATATGACCGATGGAATCTTGTATTCCACGAACGGTTCAATCATATTCGAAATTGGTGCAAATAATACTAACGTCCGAGTTTCTAATACATTAACTGTTAAAGCGATATCCGCGAACAGTTCTGTAGGTGTAGAAGGTGAAGTTCTAACGAGCAATGGCTCCGGTGTTTATTGGCGCACCGTAACTGGTTATGCAGGTTCTAGAGGTTATACGGGGTCTCAGGGTTATACTGGTTCAGTAGGTTATGTTGGTTCTAAAGGTGATATCGGCTTTACAGGTTCACAGGGTTATAGTGGTTCTCAGGGTTATACTGGTTCAGTAGGTTATGTTGGTTCTAAAGGTGATATCGGTTATGTTGGTTCACAAGGCTATACTGGTTCTTTCGGTTATAGTGGTTCTCAGGGTTATACTGGTTCAGTAGGTTATGTTGGTTCCAAGGGTGATATCGGTTATGTTGGTTCACAAGGTTATGTTGGTTCTGCTAGTACTGTAGTTGGTTACTCAGGTTCACTTGGTTACACAGGCTCACAGGGCTACTCTGGCTCATCCGGTTATACTGGATCATTAGGATATACTGGTTCTAAAGGTACAACATATATTGGAAATACTGCTCCCGCTGGTGCAATCGCCGGTGATACATGGTGGAACAATTATGATGGTGTCCGTTATGTTTACTACACTGATGCAGACACCACTCAATGGGTTCAGGAATCCGCAGTTGGTCCTATGGGATATACTGGTTCAGCAGGAACCTCTGGCAGTAATGGTTACACAGGATCTGCTGGCGTAGGCTATACTGGTTCAGCCAGTACTGCTGCTGGTTATGCTGGATCACAAGGCGCTATAGGTTACACAGGATCCCTTGGTTACACTGGATCACAGGGATATACTGGTTCAGTAGGAAATGGTGGCTCGCAAGGTTATAGCGGTTCTCAAGGTTATACTGGATCGCAAGGTTACACTGGATCATTAGGATATTCTGGATCTAAAGGTGACATAGGATATACTGGATCATTAGGATACACTGGTTCAAAGGGTGATATAGGATATACTGGTAGCCAAGCGAGTTCGTTTTCAGGATTAACAGATGCTACGAGTGCGGCACTAACTGTAGACGAAATTTATCTACCTGCAATTACAAGGCTGAACGTAACTAACAATGGTGCCAGTGCATACAGATTTGATCAGTATGGAACAGCTGATGATCCTACGATATATGCCATTAGTGGCACTACAATTGCGTTTAATCTTAACGTAACAGGACATCCGTTTCTAATTAGAGACAGCGCAAATTCAAATTATGACACTGGTCTAGTGCATGTAAGCACAACAGGTACAGTGCTTACAACATCCTCTGCTCAGGGGCAGGTTGCAGGTACATTGTACTGGAAAATACCGGTAGGCACAACGGGTGATTACAAATATATTTGTAGTGTACACGGCAACATGGTAGGTGTAATCACCATCAAGGATATTTCAGCAATTTAACAGCTTAACGAATCAATTATAATAAATACAGTAGAACCCTCAAGAATCCGTAATAAGAGAGAACCGAAATGGCAAATCTAGACTTTCCTGGCTCACCAACTGATGGACAAACATATTCAGCTGCGGGTAAAACCTGGACATATAATGCCGCATATGGTGTATGGAACGTAACATCTTCGGGTGTTGTGGGTTACACTGGTTCACAGGGCTACACTGGTTCTGTAGGTTATGTGGGTTCTCAGGGTTATACAGGTTCTCAGGGCGATATCGGCTATACTGGTTCTAAAGGCGATATCGGCTATACTGGTTCTAAAGGCGATATTGGTTATACAGGTTCTCAGGGTGTTCAGGGTGACATCGGCTATACTGGTTCAAAGGGTGACATCGGCTATACTGGTTCAAAGGGTGATATCGGCTATACTGGTTCTCAAGGTTATACTGGTTCAGGTTACACTGGTTCACAAGGTTACACTGGTTCGCAAGGTTACACTGGTTCAACAGGTTATGTCGGCTCACAGGGTGATATTGGTTACACTGGTTCATCTGGTTATGCTGGTTCTAAGGGTGATATTGGTTACTCCGGTTCACAGGGTTACACAGGCTCTAAGGGCGATATTGGTTACACTGGTTCGTTCGGTACAACGGGCTATGTCGGTTCGCAAGGTTACACTGGTTCAGTAGGTTATGTTGGTTCTCAGGGTTACAGTGGTTCGCAAGGTTACACTGGTTCTGCTGGTGCCGATGGCGACAAGTATTCTACTTCATCTACAACCAGCTTCACTCTTGGTGCCTCTGGTAACCAGACAATTACTGTCGCTGACGTAAATGTAGATTATTCAGCTGGTCAAGATATCG